GTAAAGTCTGGCCTTATGAAAGCACAGCAAGAAGTATTCGGGAAAGTAGAAGCCAATGACGTGGGATAAAATCTGGGATGAATCTTTCTTAAATCAGATTGCTGCTACTGAAGCACGCAACCCGCACACCAATCCAGTTGATTGGCGCATAGGTGGACGTTCATCTGCTAAGAATCCTGACAAGGAAAACAAAGCGTGGTGGGATGAAAACGGCAAGAGGATGTTCTTTGATTTCATCAACGCTTGGCAGGAATCTCACTTTGAATTGTGGGTATCAGAGGACAACACACCTGGCGTTGAGATTGAATTCAATCAGATGTTTGGTACTGTACCTATTAAAGCATTTGCAGATGCTATAGTCGTCACCCCTGCTGGGGAACTGGCAGTTGTGGACTTTAAGACTGGCAGTTATATGCCCGATTCATCTATGCAACTGGGTGTATATGCCTGCTGCATGGAGATGCAGTATGGCGTAAGACCGAGCAAGGGTTACTTTTATTCAGCACGTAAGGGTTTGTTTTTAGAGGCCAGTGGTATGGACCGATGGACAATCCCAGTTATGGCAGAGATGTTCCAACAGTTCGCACGCGGACTGGAGCAGGAGATACACCTACCAAATATCAGTATGATGTGTGGTAGTTGTGGAGTTAAAGATTACTGCTATGCTTATGGCGGACAACTCGCACCGATTTATGACCCACTAGCAAATATAAAATAAGGAGAAATACAATGGCAACAGAAGGAACAAAGTTCCAAGTTAACTACAAGTTGGCTGATGGAACACTCATCAATGTATACGCAGCAACAGCAGCAGAACTTGAATCAGGTCTTGCTGACTTAGCAATGAATGCTGCTCTTATTAAGAGCACAGGTGTTGACCTTGGTACATCAGGTGCATCTGCAGCAAACATTATCGCAGCAGCCTTCCCAGGCTCTGCACCAATTCAGTCTTCAGTCATTGAAGAAGGCTCATGTAAGCATGGCAAGTTGGTCTATCGCACCAGCAAGCCAGGTGCTCCTAAGGAATGGAAGGGCTACTTCTGCCCATCCCCACAGGGAACACCAGACCAGTGCGCTCCTAAGTTCCTTCGCTAAGGTAACTGATGCTGTCGTTAACACAGGCAGCAGTGCGAAGCACGCACGATTTCCAAATCCTGCCAGACTTATTCCCGTCACTTGCAGCCGACGGGATTAAGTTTCGCAGAGGACAGATGACGATGATTGCAGGTCAGCCAAATGCTGGCAAGTCTCTTATCGCTCTCTGGATGGCAGTCCAAATGAAAGTGCCAACGCTGTATATCTCCGCAGACACAGACGCTTATACAACAGCGTTACGTGCTGCAGCCATGGTGACAGGCCATCAAGTTTCTTCAGTTGAAGAAGCGTTTATGACTGGTGAAGGCAAGGACTTCTACATTGAAGAACTTACCGCCATCAACCATTTGCAGTTTGACTTTGCACCATCTCCCACGTTAGACGAAATTGATTTAGCCATCCGTGCATACGGGGAAGCATATGGTGAGTATCCCCATATGATTATCGTTGACAACGCAATGAACGTTGTCTCTATGACTGGCGATGAATGGTCTGGCCTTCGTGAAATAGCGAAGGCTATGCACCATATAGCACGTGAGACAGATGCAGCAGTTCTATTGTTGCACCACACATCAGAGTCTGAGAGCAGACCTGACATGCCACCAAGCCGTAAGGCTATTCAAGGCAAGATTGCACAACTACCTGAAATGATTCTGACAGTGGCTCTACTGCCCTATTCAGGGGAGTTCAGGGTAGCAGCAGTAAAGAATCGCTTTGCTAAACACAGCGCAACTGGAGACCATTACGTTACATTATGGGCAGACGCTTCGCGTATGACTATGTATAACGATAGGGTTGCTCATAAGTTTGCCGAAGACTGGAGAGATGTCCAATGAGTGCTGCTAATAAACGTAAAGGCTCCCTGTTTGAAACATCCGTCCTCAAATTTCTGCGGGGTAGGGGAGTGCTTGCAGAAAGACTAAGACTTGCTGGCAAGGATGACGAAGGAGATATCGTCTGTATCGTTGCTGGCAAGCCTTACATCTTTGAACTCAAGGCCACCGCCAAGATGGCACTGCCACAGTTCTGGCGTGAGGCCACAACAGAGGCAGCCAACTACGCTAAGGCTCGTGGGCTGGACACAGCGCCACCTGCATACGTAATCGTTAAGCGCAGAAGCGCTGGCATTGAGCAGGCTTGGGTCATTCAAGACTTAGACCAATGGCTTAAGACACATGACGAGTAAGCCAGACCTGGCTGTAGTATTAGAGCATTACGGTTTGAATGTATTAGATAGGCACGGATGGACTCCGTGCAAGTGTGTCATCCATGATGATACGCAGGCCAGTGCTGCATACAACCTTGATAATCAGGCATACAATTGTTTAGTGTGTCAGGTGCTTGGGGATGTATACACTTTAGTGCAAGCAAAAGAAGGATTGGACTTCAAAGATGCTAAGCGAAAAGCAGAGAACATTGCTAACGGACGCAGCCGAAAGGTACTCCAGCAATCTAACACCACAGGCTCGCTCCTACCTAGAAGGTCGGGGTCTGACCGAGGAAGTAATAAGTACGTTCCATCTTGGAAGCGTCGTGGAGCCTAGTGCTGGCCATGAACTTGCTACGGGTATGCTGTCCATCCCTTATCGTACTCCCGCTGGTGTGGTGGGTATCAAGTTTAGGAGAATAGATGAAGGTACCCCGAAGTATCTATGGCCAACGGGCCAAAAGATTGGCCTGTTTAATGTTAATGATTTGCATAAGGCAAGCAATACGATTGCCATATGCGAGGGTGAGATTGATACCATTATCCTATCGGGTTGCGCAGGCATACCTAGCGTTGGGGTGGCTGGTGTATCTCAATGGAAACCATGGTTTCCTAAGTTATTCGAGTCATACTCGCGCATACTTATCTTCGCAGATAACGATGTTAAAGAGGATGGACGTAATCCTGGGCAGGAACTTGCCAAGAGAATCAAGGAAGATTTAGACAGGGCCGAAATCATCCACTTACCAGACAATACGGACGTCAATGAGGTATACTTACAACATGGTAATTCATGGTTTGAAGAGCGACTGAGCGCATGAAGCGTCCAACGTCCATAAAGATATTTGGTCAGAAGTATAAGATTCGCTATGACCATATGGACGAGACATCCTATGGGATGACAGATGCAGATAGCAATACTATCTGGTTGCGTCCTGGNATGCCAGAAGATAAANTNATNCGTGTCTTAGGNCATGAGATNACTCATGCAATTATNAANGANACNCCNNTNTCNATGCGTAAGCGCTTTGANGTNGAGGAAGTGTGCGACATTGTTGGCTATCATGTGGTGGATACCTTGGCGCAGAACCCAGAGATTGTTGCATACATCTTGCGGGAGATAGAAGAAGAGGCTGAACCCAGTGTCTGACCTATCAGATTTTGATTTAGATTTTACTTATGGCCATGAAGGTGAGCAGTTAGTACGAGACATCCTTACTGGTGGCTTGACTGTTGAGGTTAAACGAGACAGGCGATGGGTTGAGACTGGCAATATCTACGTTGAGTCAGCGTTCTACTCACGTGCTACACACAATTGGATTCAGTCTGGCATCATGGTAACTAAGGCAGACAGGTGGGCTCTTGTACTTGAGGGGCTGGTCATCATTGCTACCACTGCAGATATACGCAGGGCCGTTGATACTTATGGCAGACCCATCAGCAATAATATCCAACCCAATCCTAGTAAAGGGTTCCTTATTACGGTTGATGATTTAATGAAGGTACAACGTGGCTAATACATTCATGTTCGGTCCAAAAGATGGCGCTAAAGTTCCAGAAATTTTGTGGATATTACCTAGCGTTGAACTGCAAGAGCGCACCAAAGATGGTATATTTATACACAGATATGACTTAAACAATGACGACGACAACTACTACTACGTAGGGGTAACACGAGAGGAAGATGATGAGTAAGGGTATATCAAAAGAACAGCAGTTTGCAGAGGATGTCTGGGCAATCTTAGATAAGGCAGGCAACCTACTCATTACCAAACATCACGACTACGGCCCAAAGAACATCAGTCAGTCACCAGGTGGCCCACTCAATGGCCTACGTGTACGCATGTGGGATAAGACAGCACGCATTAACAACCTCATTGACTCAGGCAAAGACCCAGAGCATGAGTCACTCAAGGATTCATTCATTGACTTACTTAACTACTCAGCCATTGCGCTGATGGTTCTCGAAGGAGACTGGCC